GAGACTAACGTTAGCTCTGTCAAAACTTGACGAGTAGTGTTATCACCAGTCTTAGCAAGTTCTGTGTTTTTAGTAGGTCTTAGTACAGCTACTTCAAACATATCATTATCAAGGATGTAAACATCTCTGCTTTGTACTTCACGATGAGGTACAAATTCTACTGTTCCCCATGGAGTTACGTATACATCTAATGATTTAATTACCTTTTGGTCACCAGCTTGCACTTGTGAACGTTGGTTGTTATTACCATCGAAACCTAAAGCAAGGTTCATTTGGAAAGAAGATAAGTAAACTGTATCAGCTTTACCACCATTTACCCAAATAGACTGCATTACAGTATCAAAGTCAGCTTGTGTAAACGCTGTCTGAGTACCGTTAGTTCTCGGAGTGTTTCCCGGTACTGAACCAGTAGGGTTAGCACCACCTGAACCACCAATGTTTGCAACATTAGATTTCATGTACGCGCCTAGACCAGCAAGTTCACGTGCCGCAGAAGCTGAACCAGCTTCATACTTATTGTTAGCAAACAAAGCCTTCTCAATGTCTAGCTTTTGCTCTTTAGCAATTTTAAGCACTTGGTATGCCATCTCAGCCGCACGACCAGCTTTGTCTAGTCCTTCGTCTGTATCAGGAATTACTACAGCGTTCTTAAAGATTTGCGTGTAGTTACCTAAACGAGTAGTTGCAGTTCTTGCTTCCGCAGTAGTTGCATCACCCTCAATATGAGCGTTAGCTGCTGATGCACGTAGCGCATCTGTCTGCCACTCATGGTAAGTGTTACTTGCTTTTGTTTTTTGTAGCGATGAGTAGAAAGGAGTTTCTTCAGGACTTACATCATATATAACATTTGATAAGTCTTCACGGATACCCTTAACGTCATAGCTGTCGAACGTATTACTTGGCTGTGCCATAATATTTCTCCATTATGTATTAAGTATTAGCTCAAGTGCATCTTTCATGTCACCTGAACCCTTGAGTTTTGCCATTTGGCGTGAACGAACTTTAGCTTTTGGAGTAGATACTTTTTTAGCACCGGGCTTTATAACAGAGTTCGCAGACTGAGTTTTAACTTTAGCCTTTGACTTGCCTGAAATAATATCCTGATACTTTTGAGCATCATGCAAAACCTTAATGGCTCTTGCATCAGTTATTTGAGAAATTTCATCATTGGTATAACCATAATGAGCTGTTCCTGTATTGACCAATTTTTCCCTAAGAATTTGAGATTTCTTTTCATCTCTAAAATCAGGAATATCTTTTTGTAGTATTTGCATTTGCTCTTGTAAATAAGCCTTCTGTGCATTTTCTGAAGCCACACTACTTTGTTGTGAGACTTTTTGAATTTGTGCCATCTGCTGATTGTACGCACCCATTTCTTCTTCATAAGCAATGTTCTTTTGCATATATCCTATTGGATCAGCATCAAACATTTCTTTAGTCGGTTTTTCAGGCTGAGTTGCAATACCACCTTGTTGTATTGTTTGGTATAACTCTGCTATTACTTTTCGTTCATTGTTTAATGCTTCGTAAACAGTAGTCACTTCTTTCTTCATGTCTGCTGTTTCTTGCATACCTTTTTGGACATACTTCTGCCCACTATAGCCTTGCTTTAAGTCCTCTAAGGATACCTCAGTCTCCTGTCCATCTACCTTGACAGAATACTTTTGAGGCTCTTCAGAACGAGCATCCTCTACTTGGTCTTCGTAATCCTCATCCGAGTCGGAGGCTTCAACTTCTTCCTCTTCATCTTCAGTTACATCTTCTTCAGTATCAATTTCTTCTTCTACCTCAGACTCAGCAGAAATTTCTTCTGTTTCCTGAGTTTCTTCTTCAATAGTATCTTCAATTGACATTTCAGGAGCTATTACGCTCGATATAGCACTTTCTATAGTGCCATCCATTTGATTTTCAGTCGCTTCACTCACGGTGCTGATTCTCCTTTGGTTAGTTTACGATTGTACATTACCTCATCCGTTTTTACGGAGTCGAAATAATCATCAATCTTTCTAAGCGCACATATCATATCGTGTGCTTTCTCACGCTGTTCTGTACTAGAATCAGCATCTACAAAAACAGCAACTTG